ACTTCAGCAGTACGGGCAGTTAACAGAATATGCTATGGGCAAATGGGGTGAGGTTATGCCCGAAGGTGTATGCCGTACCTTTCCTGCTAACTCTTTAGTGCGTTGGGACATTCATATGTTCCCCGGAGGCGTAGGCGCTACAGCTGAAGGAGACATGATTAAGGATAATGTAGTAGAGATAGGTCTGTGGTTTCATGATGAGGACTACGAAGAAGTCAATGACGTTTATCAACAAGACCTAAGACTATATCCCCTACGAGATGGTTATGAGAATGGACATTTAATTATTCCTCCTCATGGCTATGCTATGACTCAAGGGTTTCACAGCTTTGACCATCCTGTACGAATAGACAGCTTCCAGCCACACGGTCATCTCCGTATGAATGCTGCCTCACTAGAGATATTTAATCCCTTTACAGGGCGCACAAAGCCTGTCAGTCAGATATCTAAATGGAGTGCTACTTGGCACCACAGCCATATATACAGCCCCTCAGAAGCTCCCCTGTTGCTTGCAGGAGAGATATTGGTAGTAAAGCAATGGTATGACAACACTGCTGACAACCCTAATAATCCTGACCCGGACATGTGGGTAGTAGGTGGTAGCCGTACAGGTGATGAGATGTCTCATGCTTGGATTGCTGTTACTCATCTAGACAACAAAGGCTATGAAGATCTTATGAGAGAAAGACTTTATGGGGCTGATTGATTTACTTATAAGACACGAGGGCTTGAAGCTTGAGCCTTACCGTTGTACTTCTAATAAGCTAACCATAGGCGTAGGCAGAAATCTAGAAGACTGTGGTATCACCAAAGAAGAGGCAATGTATCTCCTCAAAAATGATATACAGAACTTCCATGAAGAACTGTTAGAAAGGTTCTACTTCTACCAGTATCTAGAAGGTGCTAGGAAAGATGCCATGTTGAATTTGGCATTTAATATGGGAGTCCCTAGACTTGCTAACTTTGTTAAGGCTATAGACTTCATGTCTCAGCGGAAGTATGAAAAAGCAGCAGACGAGTTTCTAGATTCTAGGTGGGCCGAACAGGTAGGTAACAGGGCCACAGAAGTAGCCCAGATGATTCGCACTAACAAGTACCCCGACTAGATCAAAGTAGAGGTAGCTGCTTGTATCTCTTTCTCTAAAGATATAGATGTATCTTTAAATTTCTTGTTCACAAATCTGTGAATAGTCTTTACTAAAGATGCATCGTATTTATCTTTAAATATGTTATCTATTTCTTCAAAGGGCAGCTCAGAGAACTCACAGTAAATATTACCATCAGTACTAATCTGAACTGCCATAGACATTATATTCCCTGTCTTCACGCAAACGTAACCTTTTCTTGATTACCCCTAAGTCCAGCTTTCATATAGGCAGTGGCCCTACCTTCAAAGAAGTTCTGGTGTTCTACACCTAGTACATCATCCAGCCAATCTAGAGGATTATCTTTTATATTGTAGTTAGGTTTCAGCCCCAGCTGCAGTAACCGCCTATCAGCAATATACTTTACATAGTCTGACATTTCTTTACGGGTAAGTCCGGGGATATCTCCCATTTCAAATACAAGATCCAGAAACTTCTGCTCTAGATCTACCATTTCTCTACAGGCTTGATAGATTTCTTTTTTGAAATCATCATCCCACATATCAATGTTCTCTTGAATGAACTCTCTAAACAGCTTGGTCATTGCCTCCACATGTAGAGACTCATCCTTTATACTGTAGCTAACAATCTGTCCCATCCCTTTCATCTTACCAAAGCGTGGGAAGTTTAACAGTATCACAAAGCTACTAAATAACTGTAGCCCCTCTGTAAAGGCGCTGTAGACTGCTAGGTTTTTAGCGATAGATCTTTTATCTTTCTGAGATATCTTGAGGCTGTGAATGTATTCATGTTTATCAGACATCTCTTCGTATTCGGCAAAGGCTTTATACTCTGTCTCAGGCATACCTACAGTATCCAATAAAAGACTGTAAGCATGTTGGTGTATAGATTCCATGTTAGCAAACGAACCCATCATCATACGCGCTTCAGGTTTCTTGAAGATCCGCATATACCTATCTATATACCCCGCACCAACGTCTACATCTGATTGTGTAAACAATCTAAATATTTGAGTGAGTAAGTTCTTCTCCTGATCAGTCATATCCTGCCAATCTTTTACATCATTGTGGAGGGGTACATCTTCAGGGAACCAGTGCATCTGATTCTGTTGGAAGTAATAATCAAACATCCAAGGATGATCAAAAGGTTTATAATAATCTCGCGTTGACAATAAGCTCACGGTACTACCTCATATTTATAATAATCCGTAATCATACCTGTGGGTATAACTATCGGTGTGTTGATGTATTTACTATCTTTGTTGTATATATCAGTACAAAGTACTATACAGGAATCGCTTTCGTTTACAAGCCAGCCTACCGTAGTGCGGGAGACAGCCTTTAGCTTCTTTGCTTCAGGTAATTCTAAATCTTGAAAGTCAGTCCATGCATCATCCCATGTTATTTCTACAAGAATTCTATCCTTCACAGCTCAAACACTCCGAATCAGATAAATTAATTCTAGGTATCTTTATGTTCACATTCTCAGCAGACCTAGCTGCATCTGACCTGAGATAGTACATAGATTTAAGATTCTTAGCCCCTGCCCAGTGTACATCATTAACATACTGTAGATAGGCATTATGTGTTTCCTGATCAGCAGTAGACTTAGGAGGCACAAAGAATAGATTAACGCTCTGGCTCTGACAGATATATTTCTGCCTACCGGAGGCGTGTTCAATAATCCATATCTGATTTAGTTCAGGGGCGGTTTTAAATACCTCCTTTACCTCATCGGACAGTTCTTCTATATGCTGTATGGAACCCTCATATGCTGCAATATCTTTCCAGACCTTCTCACGTTCTTCTTTGGTAGGGAATACAGCCTTGAGTTCTTTATCTAAGAACTTGTTCTTGACCCTGAATGAGCCAGAAAGAGTTTTATGGGTAAATGTATTGGCCCTGAAAGGCTCAATAGAGGGGCTTGTAACTCCACAGATAATAGAGCTAGATGCGTTAGGTGCAACAGCTAGTAAATGGGCATTACGTTTACCGCTTCCTAACATATCAGGAGCTTCTCCTCGCTCCTCTGCTAACATACGTGAAGCAGCAGCGGCCCGATCTTTTATAAGTGAAAAAGATTTGTGGTTGAATGATGCAGCATACATGCTTTCAAAAGCTATATTGTTTTTCTGTAGATAGCTGTGGAATCCCATAGCCCCCAGCCCTAGAGATCTTTCACGATAAGCTGAGTAGGCAGCTTTTGAGTAACCTATCCTGTCCTCTTGGCATATCTCTTTAAACTCAGAATAGTTCAATGCTTTATCTTTCATGTACTCATTACTGTTAGGCCAATTACCAGCTACAGCATGATTTATAAAATGCTGAATAACATTATCTAGCATAGTAATCAGGTCAGGTATAAATGTATCTACAGTAGACCACTCATCAAAGTATTCTAGGTTTACACTAGACAGACAGCACACAGCTGTACGATCCTCTGAAGTTGCCAAGGTTATCTCAGAGCAGAGATTACTTTGCTTTATGTCTAGACCTAACGCTTTCTGCTCATCAGGAAGACTCTCATTACATCTGTCTATATTTACAATGTATGGCTCTCCTGTCTCTGCTCTAGTGGATATTAGTAACCACCACAGATCTCTAGCTGAGACAGTCTTTATAGCTGTATTTGTTTTAGGATCAATAAGCCTCCAATCGTCATCACATTTAACAGCCTCTAGAAAGGCATCAGTTATATTCACACCATTATGTAAATTTAAACACTTCCTGTTTATATCGCCGCCCGTTGTTTTACGCATGTTTATAAATTCTTCTATCTCTGGGTGAGAGATATTCATATAGGCAGCATAGCTTCCTCTACGGGTAACACCCTGATTGAAAGCTAACATCTGGCTATCAACTACGTGCATAAAGGGGATTGAACCAGTTGACTTACTGCCATTAGAAGTATCCACGCCATTGCTGCGAACATCACCCCAATATCCACCAATGCCTCCACCTCCACTTGCGAGCCATATGTTCTCATCATAGTGAACAGATAAACCAGAACGGGAATCAGGAACATAATTAAGAAAGCAGCTGATAGGAAGCCCACGGCTTGTACCCCCGTTACTAAGTATAGGAGTGCTAAACATAAACCAAAGTTTACTAGAATAGTCATAAAGCCGTTGTGCCAAAGCGTAGTCAGTAGTTTCATCATAAGTTGCTCCAAATATTGCTGCCCTAGCAAATGCCTCTTGTGCATGATCTTCGTTTTCCCAAAAGTATCTATCTTTCAGGGTTGCTATTGCGAAATCTCCTAACGATTCCTCGCGGGAATAATCTATTTTTATTCCTTTGTAATCTTGTATACCAATTTTAGTTGTCATTCTAATGATCCTTTAAATGATCTAGGTAAGATTCCTCTTTTACCTTACATCCTGTTTTTTCTATATACTTTATAAGCCTGTCTTCGTACCACCGCGCTTTATATAAATCTTCTATGCCATTCTTGTAGCGGAAACGCCACCTGTATTTCAGGCTGTTACCGCGCAAGTAGCCTATAAACTCTTCGTTTGTAAGCATACTCTCAATGGCTTCAATGCACTCCACACCACCTTTGTTGTAGTGCGATGGACTGTTTACATTATCATTCATTCTTGCTCCTTATCTATATCAAAATACTCTTTCTTAAACTGTTCACTCTCCCTATATTTCTTATCGATCCAGCCATCGGGAATACTTTCTTCACTAAACCATTTGAATCCATTAGCTCCTGCCCACTCACCGTGGCTACGCTTTGTACCGTCTTTACGGCGTTTGGCTTGGGGCATAGGAGCGGCGGGATTGGCAAATAAAAATACTAACTCTACATTAGGAGGTAGCATTTTCTTTATCCAGATATATTTACTATACTCAGCGTAATCCCAGAATCTACCTTTAGCTTCTATGAGATAAGTTTTCTTACCCATCTTCTTACTAAAGTCTGGATGATATACGTGATTAACTACGTATGGTATTTTCCTATCATGGTGCTTCCATCC